AGGAAGAGGAGGGGATAAGGGATATCCCGAAACAAACCATATTGACATATCACGAGCCATAACTTTTTATGATGGTGCAAACGCAAGTGGTAGTATTGTACAATATGGGGGAGCAGATACAAACACAGTAACCCATATAGGATTAGATGGATACGGAACATATATGGATGGATTTAACCCTACAATTGGCACAAGGCAAATTTTATTTACTCCTAATTATTCAACAAGCCCAGATACCTACGAATTATTTCTTCCAGAAAACACAGCAGGAGCATTGCAATATACTGATAGTGGTGGTGATTTAAAAACACAGGATATTGGAGCATCAGACACAAGTGACACTATAGAAACAACGACAGTTACTTTTAAAAGAATAGATTGCACAAAATATGGTGCAGGGACAAAAATTGTTTTTATTAATAAATGGGGTGCTATACAAGAATTATGGTTTTTCTTAAAATCAGTAGAAACAACAAATACTAAAAGTGAAAATTATCAGAGAAATCTTATGGATTTTTCAACAGCAGGAACTCCAACATATGACACAAAAAAACATCCAATTACCACCTTTAATAAACAAGGTAAAAATTCTATAAGTTTAAGTTCTGGATTCTATCCCGAATATGCAAATGCTTGGTTTGAGGAATTATTATTATCTGAAAATGTATGGATGGTAAGACCTAAATATAATACACCAACATCTGATGAAATTGTTCCAGTAAATGTCAAAACAAGTTCAATGACACACAAAACGAGCTTAAATGATAAGTTAATAGAATATACTATAGAATTTGAAGAAGCATTTGACTATATTAATAATGTTAGATAAATGCAAAAATTACAATTATATATAGATATAAATCCAACAGGTACAACCACCTATGAACAAATAGATTTATTTAAAGACGAAACCGTGTCTATGACACGAACTATCCAAAATGTTAAAGATATATCTAAAATATTTACTGAATTTACAAAAACATTTACCATACCAGCTTCAAAAACAAATAATAAAATTTTTAAACATTATTATAATTTTGGAATAGGCGATAATGCTGACCCTGGATTTGATGCAAGGAAAAAACGTATTGCTAAAATAGAATTAAATAGCGTTCCGTTTCAAGAGGGATATATTAAATTAGAAGGAACTCAATTAAAAAAAAATAAACCAAATTCATATAAAATTACCTTTTTTGGTAAAACGGTTAATCTAAAAGATATATTAGGCGACGACGAATTATCCTCTTTAGACACCTTAAATGCAAATAATTTAGATTATAATTATACCAACATTGCATCCAAAATATATAATACACCAGGAGTTTTGTGTGCTCCATTGATCACACACACAAGACAATTATATTTTGATTCTACAACCACAGGTAATGGAAATTTATATTGGGCAGGAACACCAGGATATACCAATGATAATGGGGTATGGTGGAGTGATTTAAAATTTGCTTTAAGATTATATGATATAATCCAAGCAATACAAACAGATTATGGCATTACTTTTTCAACAGATTTTTTTGATACAGGCAACGCAGATTTTTATAATTTATATTTATGGTTACATAGAAAAAAAGGTGACGTAGAACCAGCAGGTGAAGTATCATTGCAATACCAACAAGTTTATGGATTTACGGCATATAGTACACCAAGTCCCGAAACAACCACTTTAAATGGAGCAATAATAATTCCAAGTAATTTGGTTACTTTTCCTAATTATATTACTTCAAGTTCATTATCTATTTTTGATTCATCAGGAAATACTTATAATGTAAGGGTATTTAGGAATGGTTCTTTATATTATCAGGCAGGGGGATTAACTGGAAATCAAGTTTTTAATTTTGGGTCTTTAAGCGCAGGAAATTATACGGTTTCTCTTGCATCAGCAACCTCTTATACTATATCTACAGGAGATATAAGGTGGGATATAGCAGGACAAAAGGGGGAATCTGTGTCAAGTTGGTCGGATGAGTGGAGAAGTTCAAGTTCTTTATCATTAAGTAGTACTTTTGAGTTTGTGATCACCGAACAAATACCTAAAATGAAAATAATAGATTTTTTGACTGGGTTATTTAAATTATTTAATTTAACGGCATATGTAAATAGTGCAGGAACAATAGTTGTTAAAACATTAGATTCTTATTATTCAAGTGCAGGAAATACTTGGGATATAGATGATTATGTAGACACAAACACAAGCACAATTGACGTAGCATTACCATTTAAAGATATAAAATTTAAATATAGAGGTACAGGGACATACCTTGCAAAACAATATAATCAACTTTTTAATTCAGATTGGGGGGCGCTTTCTTTTTCTTTGGATAATGCGAAATTTGATGCACCAGAGAAATCATATACCGTAGAGGTGCCATTTGAACATATGCAATACGAACGCTTATATAGTGGAGGAACGGCAACAGACACACAATATGGTTGGTGTGTGGATGACAATAAACAATCTTATTATGGTCAACCTATAATTTTTTATGCTATAAGGCAAACATCTGCAACCAATATATCATTAAAACAATCAGCAAACGCAAATGCTAAATTAACTGCTTATATAATACCTTCCAATAGTCAATCATTAACAGCAACCACAAGCGCTCAAAATATAAATTTCATAAATGAAAAAAATGAATATCGTTCTCAAGAATCAACTGCTTATGATTTTACAGATACTTTATTTGAAAAATATTATACGACATATGTAACAAAAATATTTAATAATAGAAGAAGAATAACTAAGGTGTCGGCATATTTACCATTGAAAATGGTTTATAATTTAGAATTAAATGACAATATTACGTTATATAATAACCAATACGATATAAATAGTATTACCATTGATTTAACAACAGGAAAAAGTTCAATTGAATTACTTAATGACGTATGATAAAAAACATAATAGATTTATTGCAAGTGACAAATGGCGAAACCGAAAGCATAAAAATTGCACAAGGTAAATATAAGTTGCCTATGACCTTTAAATGTATGATCAACAAAATAAAAAAAGAATATAAATGGCAAAAATAAGCAAAGAATATGATTTAAAAGTATCCGTAAAAGATGCTTTGGCAAACGTAGAGGAATTAAATAAATCTTTTGAAGCACAAGAGGATTTAATACAAGAATTAGAGGGTGATTTACGCAAATATGAAAAACAATTAGACAAAACATCAAAAAGAAATTGGAAAGGTAGAGAAAAATTAAACGAACAAATAAAAAACACCAAAGATCGTCTTAAAGAGGAACAAGCAGGATTAAAAGCTGTAAATAAAGATAGAAAAAGAGCCAATGATCAATTAAAAAAATCTACAAAAAATGCGACAGATAATTCCGCCGCTATGGGATTTTTAGATAGACAAACAGGAGGAATGGTATCAACCTTGCAGGGATTTACTACAGGTGTTGGCGGCGCTACCAGAGGTATGAGCGCTTTAAATTTGGTAATGAAAGCATCCGTCTTTGGTTTAATTGTAACTGCTATTGCCGCAGTAACAACAGCGCTAACTAATTCAGAAGAAGGTCAAAATAAATTTAGAAGATTTTTTACACAAATAACCACAGTAATTGGTAATGTTACAGATATTTTAGGCAATTTCGGTAATGCTATTATGAATGTATTTACTGGAAAATTTAAAGAGGCAAAAGAATCTTTAGACCTTGCAACTTTAGGTATTAAAAATTTTGGTGAGGAAACAAGAAAGGAAATTAAAATTGCAGGTGAATTAGCAGATAAAAGAGCAGACGCTGATAAAATGGAAAGAAAATTACTTCTTGAAAGAGCAGAAGCAAATAGGAAAGTTGCCGCTTTGAGAGAAATTGCCGCAGATAAAGAAAATGTTTCAGCCGCAGATAGAATAAAAGCAATGAAAGAAGCAGGAGCAATAGAGGAAGAAATAACAAAAAAAGAAATTGAAGCAGCGAGGTTAAGATTTGAAGCGAAAAAAACAGAAAATTCTTTAGCGGCATCTACAAAAGAAGATTTAGATGAGGAAGCAGCCTTGCAAGCAAAATTAATAGAATTAGAAACGGCAAGACTTCGTAAGCAAAAGGCATTAACTGCTGAAATTACCACCTCATTAAGAGAGGAAAAAGCGGAAAGAAATAGATTGATCAATGAATCTAAAGCAAAGGAAAGAGAATTAGCAACTGTTCAAAAGGAGATCAGAGATGCTACAATGACAACCGAAGCGGAAAAAAGGGAATTAGAATTAATTAAAATAGATGAACACTATGAAAAATTAATCCAAAAAGCAAAAGATAATAATTTGGCATTTGATGAGTTGGAAATATCTCAAAGAGAAGCACGACTTGCCAAAGAAGCCGAACACAAAGCAATAGACGATGCGAAGGCAAAAGAAGAAGCTGACAAAAAATTAGCAGATGCAAAAGCTGTTGCAGACAAAGAAGCACAAATTGAAGCACAAAAAAGGGCTGACAGGGAAAAAACCTTTGACACCGCAGTGATGTTAGCAGGAGAGGAAAGTAAAGTAGGTAAAGCATTGTTGTTGGTAAAACAAGTATTATTGGCAAAAAAAATGATATTAGATGCCAAAGAACAGATACAAAACGCAAAAAAGGCGGTTACAAACGCTACTGTAAATGCGGCAGAATCTGGGACAGAAGTGGCAAAAGGGGCAAGTAAAGCGGCGGCGGCTGCTCCACCACCATTTAATATTCCATTTATTTTAAGTTTTGCGGCAACTGCTGTAGGAATAATTTCAGCCGTTAAAAGCGCCGTCAAGGCAACTAAAAGTGCGGCGGCAAAAGCAGGGACTTCTGGGGGATCTATTCCCGCTATAGAAACGCCAAGTATTCAAGCAACAGCGCCAACTATAGAACCAATAGTGCCAGATGCCCAAGGTGTAGGCGGTGGAGGAATAAATCAATTGGCACAAGCAATAGGCGGACAACAACAACAACCAATCCAAGCATTTGTTGTAAGTGACAATGTTACAACAGCACAAAGTTTGGAAAGAAATATTGTTGAGGGAGCATCTATTGGATAAATGCAAAATTTTTAATTACAATCGTTATACTATTATGAAAATTATAGAATTAATATTAGATGAAGCACAAGACATTATGGGTATTGATGCTATATCTATTGTAGAAAATCCTGCAATAGAGGAAAATTTTTTAGCTTTAAAATCAGATGAAATTAAATTAGCTGAAATAAATAAAGATAAAAAAATATTAATGGGAGCATTGCTTGTTCCTAACAAACCAATTTATAGAACAAATGGTGAAGAAGAATATTATATTTATTTTTCTAAAGACACCGTTGCAAAAGCAAGTCAATTGTATCTTAAAAATGGTTTTCAAAATCAAACAACATTAGAACACCAACATAAATTACACGGATTAACCCTTGTTGAAAGTTGGATAGTTGAAGATGAAAAATATGACAAATCACGAAAATATGGTTTAAATGTTCCAGTAGGAACTTGGATGGGTGCTGTAAAGGTAAATAACCAAGATGTTTGGGATGAATATGTAAAAAATGGAAAAGTAAAAGGATTTTCTATTGAAGGATATTTCGTTGATAAAATGCAAAACAAAAATAAAGAAGAACAAAAAGCACAAGAGCTTTTAAATGCAATAAAAAATATTATAAAAGAATAAATGAAAAAAAATAAATCGTTTATTCCAAGTAGAACAAGTCCTAAAGGAAGTAGTAGGGGTTGTTTATGTAAAGATAAAAACACTTATTCCAGAGAATGTTGCGACGGCTCATTATGGGCGCAAGGCATTGGAGTAATAAATAGAATTGCATCTTAAAAATGCAAAAATTTTTTTTAACCTCGTTATACTAATAATTATGAAATCAAGTGAAATGATAAATAAAATTCGTACACTCCTTGACATTCAAGTAAAACTTGAAGAAAGGAAATTAGAAAATGGAACTGTCGTAGAGGCGGATTCATTTGAAAAAGGCAAAGAAATTTTCATCAAAACAGACGATGAAAAGGTTGCTATGCCAGTCGGCGAATATATTCTTGAAGATGGACAACTTATAGTTGTTGAAGAAGAAGGAATAATAGCTGACGTAAGGGACGTTAGTGATGACGTTCCAGCCAAAGAAGATGATTCGGCGGAAACAGAAGATATGGAAGAAGATGATCCAAGTCGTTATGTTACCGTAGATGATTGGAAAGGTATGGAAGAAAGAATCGCTAACTTAGAAGATGCAATTGCTGATCTTAAAGGTGATAAACAACCACGATCTGAAAAAGAAGTTGAAGCTGAAAGCTCAAATCGTGTAAAATCAAGAACCGTTAAGGAAGAATTTGAATCTTCAGAAGAAAAAATTGAAGAAAAACTTGCAGAAGTTGAAAATAAAGAAGAATTATCTGAACCTGCGGTTGATCCTATAAAACACAGCCCAGAAGGTAATTTTAAAAAGGAAAACAAATTTCAATTTGCAAAAAATAGAACTAAATCTGTTTTAGACGTAGTTCTTGAAAGAATAAATAATTAACAATTTAAACAATAAATAAAAATGGCTTTATCTATTACATCAACGTATGCAGGAGAATTTGCTGGAAAGTATATTGCTGCTGCTCTATTATCAGGTAACACTATCGCAAAAGGCGGTATAGAAGTGAAACCTAATATTAAATACAAAGAAGTTATTAAAAAGGTTGCTACAGCAAGTCTTATTGCTAATGGTTCTTGTGATTTCACTAATGCAGGTGATGTTACTTTAACTGAAAGAATCCTACAACCAGAAGAATTTCAAATAAATTTGGAATTATGTAAAACTCCTTTTGTATCAGATTGGGAAGCAGTTCAAATGGGATATTCTGCGTTTGAAAAAATGCCTCCTAAATTTTCAGATTTTCTAATTTCTCACGTTGCGGCAGAAGTTGCACAAAAAACCGAACAAAATATTTGGAACGGTACTGACGGAACAGCAGGGGAATTTGATGGTTTAGTAACTTTGGCAAAAGCAGATTCAGATGTTTCTGATATATCGGGAACAACTGTAACACACTCAAACGTGGTTGCTGAAATGTCAAAAGTTGTAGACGCTTGTCCTTCTGCGCTTTACGGAAAAGAGGATTTAAAATTATATGTTTCTCAAAACGTAGCAAAAGCATATGTGAGAGCACTTGGTGGTTATTCAATTGGTGTTGGTGCTAATGGTATCAATGATCAAGGACAAATGTGGTATTCTGGTCAAGATTTATCTTTTGACGGAGTAGGTATTTTCCTTGCAAACGGATTAAATGATAACCAAATGGTGTTGGCACAAAAATCTAACTTATATTTTGGAACTGGTCTAATGAACGATATGAATCTTGTTAAGACCTTAGATATGGCTGACTTAGATGGAAGTCAGAATGTTAGATTTATTATGAGATTTACAGCGACTGTAAATTATGGTTACGGAAGTGAAATAGTACTTTACGATCCAACTGTATAATAAAATAAAATAGGGGTAGAGTTAGGAGCTTGGCGACAAAAAAATACCCTACCCTTTTTTTTTAACTTTTAAAAACAAAAAAAATTATGGCTTGCGCATTAACAACCGGTAGGAAAGTTCCTTGCAAAAAAGGATTTGGAGGGATAAAAACAATTTATATGGCTGATTTTCCAGTAACGGCGACAATAGATGCTGATCAAACAATTTCAGCGTTTTCTGCATCACCAGATTGGTATCAGTGGGATGTTAAGGGCAATTCTTCATTAGAAACTGCCATTACAAGTTCAAGAGAAAACGGCACAACGTTTTATACTCAAACTCTTAATATTACTTTACCTTATCTTGACAATGCAACAAAAAATGAGATTGCGCTGATTGCTCACGCAAGACCAGTTGTTGTGGTTGAAGATTATTATGGTAATCAATTATTATGTGGTTATGAGAATGGTTGTGAGGTTACTGGAGGAACCATTGTAACTGGTGCGGCGGCTGGAGATTTAACAGGATTTACTCTTGTTATGGAAGGCATAGAAGAAACGGCACCTTATTTTGTGGATGCAGGAGTTATCTCAGGCAATGCAACACAAATAGATCCCGCCTAATATTATTCATTAATATTTATTTAAGAAACCACTCTACAAAGGGTGGTTTTTTTATTTTACAAATTGATATTTTTTTATCGTTATATATTAAATGATAATAGTAACCACAACAGCATCACAAACTTTAACCGTAATACCAAGAGAATATCTTGGAGCATTTTATGTTAAATGTCGTGATACCAGTTTAAATAAAGAATTTAGTTATTTTGTTAATACAACCACAACAAGTGGAAATTATTTATCATTTACTAATTCTTATGTAGATAGTTCAGATGTTTCTATTTTTATAGAAGATAGATTTTATGATTTGGATATTTATGCAGATTATAATTATTGGAACACCAATTTAAGTTTGTGGGAAATGTATGACGAACTATGGCAAGTAGATTCAAATCAAGAATCCAGAGTGTATAAAGATAGGATATTTTGCACAAATCAAGATATTGATCAAGATGACTTTGATATGTACACAATTAATAAGGATCAGTTTGTTACCAATAATTCCTATGATAATGAGTATATTGTAATATGAAAACAAGAAAAAGAAACAAATTAGGACAATTTATAAATAATAGTAAGTCGGAAATTAGCTTTGTTAATTTAAGCAATTATACAAGTCCAGAAGTCAAAGAGGTTAATAACAGGGAATGGATGGAATATGGAGAAGATAATAATTATTTCCAATATTTAATAGATCGTTATAATGGCTCCCCTACAAATAATGCCGCTATAAATGGCATAAGTCAAGCAATTTATGGCAAAGGATTAAATGCAACAGATGCCCATAGAAAACCAAATGAATATGCACAAATGGTTACTTTATTGCATAAGGACACCGTTAGAAAATTGTGTTATGATCTTAAATTAATGGGACAATGTGCTATCCAAGTTATATATAATAAATCAAGGAATAAAATTGCAAAATTAGAACATTTTCCAGTTGAAACATTAAGGGCGGAAAAAGCGAACAAAGATGGTGAAGTGCCAGCATATTATTATTTTAAAGATTGGTCAAAATTAACCCCTGCGGATGAGCCATTAAGAATACCCGCTTTTGGGATGAGTAAAGAATCAATTGAAATATTTTATATCCAACCATATAGGGCAGGATTTTATTATTATAGTCCAGTGGATTATCAAGGGGGATTACAATATGCTGAATTAGAAGAAGAAATTTCCAATTATCATTTAAATAATATTATGCAGGGATTATCCCCAAGTATGTTAATTAACTTTAATAATGGTATTCCTAATCAAGAAGAAAGAACATTATTAGAAAGAAGAATTGCTGAAAAATTTAGTGGATCAAGTAACGCAGGTAAATTCATTCTTGCTTTTAATGATAATAAAGAAACACAAGCGGAAATAACCCCAGTACAATTATCAGATGCTCACCAACAATACCAATTTTTAAGTGAAGAATCTACTAAAAAAATTATGTTGGCTCACCGTGTGGTTTCTCCTATGCTTTTAGGAATAAAAGATTCCACAGGATTAGGAAATAACGCTGATGAAATTAAGACGGCCTCATTATTAATGGATAACACCGTTATTAGACCGTTTCAAGAGCTTTTAATAGATTCCTTTGACAAACTATTAGCATTCAATGATATTGCTTTAAATCTATATTTTATTACGTTACAACCATTAGAATTTACTGAA